GAGTATAATCCTTTAGTAAATGTTATCGTTTCACCGGTCATTTGGTCGACTAATCCATTATCAATACCTGTTAACCCAATATCACATGATGTTGATGATGAATAACAAGTTAAATCTTCATTATTTGGATTGTAATAATTTTGAGATACAAAAATATTATTATTATTGTATTGTTTATACAAAAGTGTTTGATTTTGAACACTTAAAGGATTGTTAATGTCAAAATAAATCGGGAGTCTGTCTCCATATGTTTGAGCAATCAAATATGGTGAGAAAACAACTTCTTGATTGTAGTCTTGTTCATCTGAGGTCAAAGACATATCACTAGAGTCTAAATTAAGTTTTAGAGACCAATTTGGACGATAATACTGATTTATATTTTGACTTGCCATCTTTTTTATGATAAATACTCCAAATCGAAGTATTTATTGAAAAATATGTTATGATAAATTTTAACAAAGAATACTACAGTAATAATTATTACTTCTTTCTAAAAGATAGGGGTAACCAAATCTCCTTATACTATTCTATTGCTAACACTTTAAGTGAATCTAGAAAAAAAGACAAAAAAATAGACTTCGATAAAAAAGATGCAAAAAAAGTTAAAGATGTTGTATATAATGTTTTAAACTCAAAAGAAAAACAAACAACAAAAGATATTGAGGATAAATTAAAAGATGTAAAAAAATCTTCAGGTGAGATTGGAGAGTTAGTTGATTCTGATGGAACAATGTTAAGTTCAAAAATTCCTTTAATAAATTTAACCCTTTCACCAAGAAAAACAATGGACCAGACTGTTGTTATGGCTAGAACAACTAATGACCCTGTAACAAGAGGTTACCGTGTTTATTATGGTGAGAGTGAAGACAAAAAAGAAAATATTGTTTCTGAGGTGGATTATTCAGAAGCCTTTGGGTATGTTGAGACCGAAGGGAAAGATTTTAAACAAACGGTAAATATATTGAAAAAAATGGGTGTAGAGAACCCGGTACAAAGAGCGAAAGAATTTGGTAAATTACCTAAAGCTAAAAAAGTTAATGGCAAATTAAAACAAAGACTTTCTGAAAAAGATAGTATTGAAGAACAACAAAAAGAAAAAATGATTAAAATGGTTGAGGATATCTTAACTAAGAAATCTAAAGATAGTTCAGACGTTGTAAAACGTGATGAAAGCGTTAGTAAGATATTAGTTAAAAATTTACAATCAATTAAAAAATTAGCGGATAAAGAAGGTATCAGTATTTCTAAATTAATTAACATATTAAAATCAAATGAATAAAGACTTATACGGAAATAAATTTTCCCTACCTGAGGAGGTTGTAAGTTATTTACAACAGTGCCATGATGCCGCAGGAGGTGCTGACGAAAGTGTTGAGGGTTATAAGAGAAACAAAGAACTAAGAGATAGTCGTGAGGTTACATATCAACAATTAAAACGAATGAAAAATTGGTTTGATAAGTTTGAGGGTGATGAAAATGATTTATCTTATATATTGAATGGTGGCCATTATGTTAAGAATTGGGTTCACAATACTTTAACTTCAATGAGAGATAATGTATACAATACTAAAAAGAATAAATCTGAGGTTTTACCTAATCAATTTATTCAGCCACATGAAAAAAATGACATGACAACAATTAATAGACCAAGTAAAAGTCATAAAGCAACTGTTGATAAATATGACACCGCTATTATGGAGAATCTAATCAGAATAAACAATTTAATTAAAAAAATAATATAATATGGCAACAATAGACCCAATTGTGTTTGAACAACCTAAAAATGACTTGTCATCAATCGCTGACATGGAAAGAGCAAAGTTATTCCCAAAGAACGATTATAAACCAACAAACCAATATTCGGCAGTTAATCCTGACGCTATCGCTGATGGCGATGCTCAAGGTAAAGGTACTGGAGGATTTTTAGATGTTTATAATCAAGGTGCGGGAGCAATTCAAGACATCTTAGAACGAAAGGCTGAGATAGTTATTAATGAATTTAAACCTAACTCACCATACACTACACCAAGTGCGTAATGAAACTTTACAATACAGTTAAATCCCTTATTTTAGAAGTAGCGTCGATTGATTCAATCGTTGATGCTATAAAAAAAAGAGATAAGATAGTAATTTACTATGATGGTGATGAACCAGGTGGTAGAGGGTTAAGAGAAATTGAACCTGTTTGTCTTGGGTATAGTAAGTCAGATAATCCTGTTTTAAGAGCTTGGGATAATGAAGGGTCTTCTCATACCGCATATAAGGGAGAACAACCTTTACCAGGGTGGAGATTATTCAGAGTTGATAAAATATTATCATTTAAACCAACGGGAGAAAAATTTGAATCGTCTAAACCAGGGTATAATCCATCAGGGGACAAAAGCATGAATAGAATTATTATTAACGCAGTGTTTAATTAACAACCTCCAATAATATAAGATATGACAAACGAAAACGACTTAATAGAAAAATTAATGATATCTAAAGCTATTATGGATAAGCATAATAACACCCCAAGGGCGGGTAATAATTTAAATATGACAAGTCCAACGGTAGAAAATTATGAAGCTCCACAAGCTAAATATAATTTACCACAAGAATTTATGCAGGAATCAGTTACTCAATCATCCCCATCACATCAACAACCAATAACTAAAGATAGGGTAATGTCTTCTAAATTACCTGATGAGATTAAAAGATTAATGATAGAACACCCCATCAATCAACCAAACTCAATGGCGGGGCCGTCATTATCTAATGATTTGATTGATAAAGCGTCTAGATTAATGAATCTTGATGCTAAAGGAAGTCCAAAAGGTCATCAACCAAATAGAATGGTAGAACAATCAATACCAACTCAAGATTTATCAACTTTAAAAGAATTATTAAGAGAAGTTGTTGAAGAAGTGTTACAAGAAAATGGATTAATTGCCGAATCCACCCAAAAATCAAATGAAATATTTTCCTTTAAGGTAGGTAAACATATATTTGAAGGTAAGGTTACTAAGATAAAAAAAATAGCTTAAAGAGAAGTTTACATTAAATAAAAAACCCCCACATAGTTATGAGGGGTTTTTTTATTTTAATACGGTTGATATTTCTTTAATTTCTTATTATATTTTTTAGAGAATTTTATAATATGAAAGAAAAAATTAATGTTTTAGTACTACCAAGTGATAAAAGTGGTGTTGGGAAATTTCGCTCGGTCGACCCCCACGTACACTTACAAAATCTATATCCCGATGACTTTCACGTAGACATTGACTACGAACCAAGAATTGGTGACCCGAGTTATTGGAGTAAATACCAAATTGTACACGTACATAGAAATATTGGAAGTAACTACGATAATACACCTAATATTATTAGAAATTTAAAATCAATTGGGGTTATTGTCATTGTTGATATTGATGATTATTGGTTACCGACAAAAGAACATCCTATTCATCAAATAATTGTACAACAAAAAATTAACGAAAAAATTGTTGCAAATTTAAAAGAAGCCGATTATGTTATGACAACAACGGATATTTTTGCAAATGAAATTATAAAATTTAATAAGAACGTTGTTGTATTCCCTAACGCAATTAACCCAAAAGAACCTCAATTTAATCAACCGACTGTCAAATCAGATAGAATCAGAGTTGGGTGGTTAGGTGGTTCATCTCACTTACATGACTTAATGTTATTACAAGGTTTTACACAAAAAAACGGTTCTGAAATTAATAACAAAATTCAATATGTTATTTGTGGTTTTGACACTAGAGGTAGTGTTACTGAAATTAATCCGCAAACAGGTGAACAAAAACGTAGAGATATTTTACCTCATGAAACTGTATGGTCAAAATATGAAGAAATTTTTACAAACAACTATAATTTAGTGGATGAAGATTATAAAAAATTTTTAATAGAATATAAAGAAGGTGATTATGTTTCTAACAAAGAATTACCATATGTCAGAGTATGGACTAAACCTGTAACATCTTACGCAATGAATTATTCAAAGCTTGATATTTCTTTATCACCAATTAAAAATCACATCTTTAATAGAATGAAATCCCAATTAAAAGTTATTGAGGCAGGATTTTATAAGAAAGCGTTAATTGCTTCAGAAATTGGTCCTTATACAATTGACTTGAAACATTGTTTAAAAAATGGTAATTTTGTTGATGGTAACGCAATGTTAGTTCCTGAACATAGAAATCATAGTGATTGGTCTAAACATATTAAAAAGTTAATCCAAAACCCTAATTTAATTACTGATATGGGGGAAAGATTATATGAAACAGTTAAAGACAAATACGATTTAAATAACGTAACTAAAGATAGAGCAGAATTTTATAAATCATTAATTAAATAAATAATATGTATAATAAAAAAGGTAAAGTTGGGTTCACCGCAGGTAATTTTGATTTACTACACCCAGGTTATATTTACACTTTTGAGGCGGCAAAAGAACATTGTGATTACTTTATGGTTTTTTTACAAAGAGACCCGTCCGAAACAAGATTTACAAAGTATAAACCAGTCGTTCCATTATATGAAAGATATAAAACTTTGATGTCAATAAAATATGTTGATGACGTTGTGACATATCAAACTGAAGAAGATTTAGTAAAACTAATTGAGTTTTTTAAACCTGATGTTAGAATTTTGGGTGACGATTATATTGGTAAACGATTTACAGGAGACCATCTACCAGTTAATGTCGTTTACACTACAAGGTCTCACAATTGGTCAACAACTAAAATTAAAGATTTAATCACAATACAAACATTAAAACAAAATCCTGAAATAATAAAAAATTTAGATACAAATGATTAAAATACCTATTACTAAAATTTTGTTTCTTGACATAGAAACCGTTGGGATTGAAAAAGACTTTGACACTTGTGTTAAAAATCATCCCGAGATTGCACATCAATTTGATAAGTATTTAGATTGGTTTTTAAAACGATTCCCCGAAGACTCAACTAAGGGAGAAAATGAAGATGAAAGACAAAATATTATATTTTCAACAAGAACCTCATTGGTTCCCGAATTTGCAAAGATTGTATGTGTTAGTGTCGCCTTTGTTATGGATAATGGTGAAGTTAAAAAGCAAACCTTTTTTGGTGATGATGAGAAACAATTATTACGTGATTGTCAGAAATTATTGGACCGTTGCGGAAAATTGGATTTCTTTTTGTGTGGTCATAATTTAAAGAATTTTGATATTCCGATGATTGCCAAAAGAATGATTATTAATGGATTACTTCCACCATCAATTCTACCATCATACGATACAAAACCATGGGAAATTAAGGCTATTGACACTAAAGAAATTTGGCAATACGGTGCTTACACTGCAATTGGTTCATTAGACTTAATGTGTGCGTCAATGGATGTTCCATCTTCAAAAGAGGGCGAAATTACTGGTGATAAAGTACACGATTCATATTGGAATCACGGAAAATTAAAAGAAATCTCAGAATACTGCGAACGAGATGTTAACGTATTAATTGAGGTGATAAAAAAATTAAAAGAACTTAAATAATGACAGAAGAATTTGATTTAGATTTTTTAAAGAAAAAAGCGGAAGAGTTAAAATTAATGTTATCAACGCCAGAAAATGATGATATTGACTATAATCAAATACTTGACGAGTTTGGTATTGATGTCAAACAATTAGAAGTTGATATGAAAAACTATAAACCTAAACTGGATTTAGGATTTACGAAACTACATCTTGATGCGGTTACACCAAGTTATAATTACGCAAGTGATTCTGGCTTTGATTTATATTCAGTTGAAGATGTGACAATTGAAGGTCTTGGTAGAGGGTTAGTCCCAACTGGACTATCGTTTGATATTAAAGATGGTTATGAAATCCAAGTTAGGTCTAAAAGTGGATTGGCAATTAATCAAGGTTTAATGTGTTTAAACTCACCAGGAACAGTGGATAATGGATACACAGGTGAAGTAAAAGTGATTATATTCAACACAAATAAAGAACCTTTTACAATTACTAAAGGTATGAAAGTTGCTCAAGCAGTTTTATGCCCCGTAGTTAATGGTGGTTGGGTTTATTTAGATGAAAAAAATGAAGTGACCAAAAAAGATAGAAACGATAACGGATTTGGTTCTACAGGTATATAATTAATATTATGCACAAAACTGCTGAAGATAACTCAAAAAGATTTTTTACGAATTACATTTATAATAAAAAAGATTCGGGTAAAATATTAGAAATTGGTTCTTATATTGGAGGGTTTAACATCCGTTCATTATCCCCTGAAAATATGGAATATATTGGGGTTGATTTAGGCTCAGGACCTGGTGTTGATGTCGTACTTGAAGACCAATATGTCTTACCTTTTGGAGATAACTCTTTTGATTATGTTATTAGTTCATCTTGTTTTGAACATAGTGAATTTTTTTGGTTGAATTTTTTGGAAATTATGAGGGTTCTGAAACCTTCAGGTCTTTTTTATTTAAACGCACCATCAAACGGGGATTTTCATAGATATCCTGTTGACTGCTGGAGATTTTTTCCTGATAGTGGAAACGCCATGTCTAATTGGGGTAAACGTAATGGGTATAATTGTGAGGTTCTTGAGCTCTACACTAGTGATAAAGAAATGGATATATGGTCGGATTATGTTTCTATTTTTATAAAAGACTCTGAACATATTAATGAACACCCAAATAGAATTCTAAGTAGTTTTAATAACTACACCAATGGTTCTATTTACCCTCATAAAAATTTTACAAATTTAAAAAAATGGTAAATAAAGAAAAAATTAATAAACTATATGTAATGAGAGATGAGCATTACACCAAAGGTTTAATGGATTTAATACAATATCTGAATGAATTTGGGGATACTACTAAAATGAGAATGGTTGAGATTGGTTCGTATGCTGGTGAGTCTACTAAAATATTTGCGAAACATTTTAAAGAAGTTATCTCAATAGACCCATTTCTTAATGATTATGACTTAAATGATATAACTTGTTATCATATGGATTTAAATAAGGTATACGAAGAATTTATATCAAATACTAAAACATTCAGTAATATCCGTTTAATCAAACAAACATCTGATGACGCAATTAATGAATTAATTAATGAAAGTTTTGATTTTATTTATATTGATGGTATTCACACTTATGCCCAAGTAAATAAAGATATTGATAATTATAAACCATTAATTGTTAAAGGTGGTTTTATTGGTGGTCATGATTTTCATCCTGTATGGAGTGGGGTGGTCCAATCAATTAAAGAAAAATTGGGTGAACCAAATAAAACGTTCCAAGATACTAGTTGGGTAATTAAAATTAATTAACAATGTTTTTAAATATTATTACACCGTGTAGTAGACCTGAGAATCTACATGTAATTAGTGAAACTATTAATATACCAAAAGAAAATTATAGATGGATTGTTGTCTTTGATATGGATGAACTACCAAAAAAGGAATTAATCCCATTAAATTGTGAGCCACATTTATATAGAGAAAAAGGTAGTGTAGTTGGTCATGCCCAACGAAATTATGCTTTAAACATAATTGATGATGGTTATATATACTTTAATGATGATGACACCTCAGTACATCCTGAATTATGGGAAACAATTAAGAATTGTAATTCTGACTTTATTTCATTTATACAATTAAACAAAGATGGAACCACAAGACTTGTTGGTAAAGTAATAGATGTTAGACAGATTGATAGTCACAATTTTATTATTTCAAGAAATACTGTTGGGGTTAGTCGATTTTTTATAAACAAGTATGATGCTGATGGGCATTTTGCAAAAGAATGTTATAACAAATCATTAACTAAAACACACTTTAATAAACCATTATCCATCTATAATTTATTGAGATAACCATATATGATAACAATAATATATTCAACCCATAAAGACGAAACATATAATAACAAATTTAAACAACATTTGTTACAAACTGTTGGGTTAAAAAATGTACAGATATTAGAATTTCAAAACAATAATCAGTATAGTTTGGCTGAGGTATATAACAAAGGTATATCACAATCTATATATGATATTGTTGTTTGTTGTCATAACGACATTAAATTAGAAAAAAATTGGGGTAAGAAACTAGTTAGTGATTTTGAAAATAATCCTGACTATGGAATTATTGGTAAGGCGGGGTCATGTTATTTCCCTGAATCAGGGGTATACTGGGAGGAAATGAGAACAACTATGGTTGGTCATGTTTATCACCACCCTGTAGGTCAAAATAAATGGATTAACAAATATTCTGCAAAAATACCTCAACTGATACCTGTTGTAACTATTGATGGGTTATTTATGTCATTCGACAAAACAAAAATTAAAAACACGTTTGACGAAACGATTGGGAAATTTCACTTTTATGACCATCCGTTTTGTTTAAGTAATTATATTGAAAATGTTAAGATTGGTGTTACGTTTTCTTTTGACATCACACATGAATCTGTAGGACAACCGAATAACGAATTTTTTGAAAGTAAGGTTAAATTTTTAGAGAAATTCTTGTCTATATTACCATTAGATTTAAAACCTAACAGTGTTTACGTTCCTAAAGTAATTGAAAAACCAATTAAAAATATTGGTAAAGTTGCAATTATTATCCCAACAAAAGATAAGTTTGAATTAATCCAAAATTGCGTTGAATCATTTTACGAACATTGTAACCCCACTCTTTTCCATATTTTTATCGCCGACACTGGCTCCTCTGATGATAGTAAAACAAAATTAAAAGAGTTAATTAGTAATAATAATAACATCACTTTAATTGAATATGATTATTACAATTTTGCAAAAATAAATAATGATGTGGTTACAAACCATATACCTAATGAGTATGAATTTATTTTATTTTGTAATAACGATATTAAAATACTGAATAATGTAATATATAACATGTTAAAGATATTCAAAGACACCAATAAAACTGGAACCGTTGGGTGTCGATTACATTACGAAAATAACACAGTACAACATAATGGGATTACTGTTTTTGTGGACAAATTAAAAAGACTACAAGCAACTCATATTGGGTTACGTACATACTACGGATATTATACAAACATATCCAAGGTAGTAGGTTCAACAGCGGCATTACTAATGATTAGAAAAACAATGTTTGAAAAATGCGGTTATTTTAATGAGGTCTACCAATCTTGTTTTGAAGATGTTGAATTAAATTTAAAATGTCTATCCTTAGGTTTTGAAAATTTAATTGATGGTAATTCAGTTGCTTACCATTATGAAAGCCAAACAAGGGGGGTTCAACAATCAAATGACATAGAATTAAAGAACGACTATCAAAATGGATTAGTGCCGTTTGTTAATAAAAATTATGATAAATTAAAAAAATACATACCAGTACTACAGTAATTTACACAAATGATTAATAATTAAAGTAATGGTATAATGAATTTATCAATATATAACCGATTAAGATACCCAATAACAATTTAACTATGGCTGAACAACGAAAAAGAAAACCAACAATAACCCCCACTCCGGAGACCACCAATAAACCGGTGAGTAAAAAAGACTTAATTAGTCAGATTATTAAAAGAAAAACTAAAGAAAAGTTTTTAAGCGTAAATCAAAAAAAGTATTATGACATTTTAACTAATAGTCAAATTACTATTTGTTCAGGACCTGCTGGTGTTGGTAAAAGTTATATTGCCATGAAAGCTGCGGTGGACTTATTGTCAGACCCAACAACACCTTATGAAAAAATTATTATCGTAAGACCTGCGGTTGAAGCAGAAGAAAAATTAGGGTCACTTCCTGGCAATGTTGAAGAAAAATTAGACCCTTATATTTTCCCATCGTATTATTTATTAAATAAAATTATTGGTAAAGAAGCTAGAGAAAAATTAAAAGAAATTGAGGCAATTGAAGTTTTTGCGTTAGCGTACATGAGAGGTATGAATATTGACAATTCAATTCTATTGTTTGAGGAGGCTCAGAACTCAACTCCAAGTCAAATGAAATTACTATTGACAAGAATTGGGTTTAATTCTAAGTTCTTCCTTTCAGGTGACTTAGAACAATTTGACCGACATAAAGACAAAACTCAAACAGGTTTATGGGACGCACTACAAAAGTTTCAAAATTTAGATGACATCGGAACATTTGAATTCAACCACGAAGATGTTGTTAGAAATCCTTTAATAAGTAAAATCTTAAAAAGATACGAAAACTAAAATTATTATTAACCCAATAAGTATAAATTTAATTTAATTTACTTATTGGGTTTTTTACATATTTTTTTATGTATATGAGAATAGGTATAGAAATTAATGGAGTTCTACGAAACACATTGGATAAAATAGAACAAACCTATCAAAAATATATGATAGATAAAACGGACGGTCTTGAAGATGAGGATTCCTTTAAATATGAGATAAATCTTCCCGTAACAAGTTTGGACCTTAGAAGTCATTTCACCTTTCAATCTGATGATGAATTATTCACATTTCTGTATGAAGAATTCCCAATGGAAGTGTTTGGTCATTCACAGTCATCAGAGTATTCAACATTTAACGATTTAAATGAAATATATGTTAACTTAAGGGACAATCACGATTTATTAATTGTTTCCGATGAGATAGGTAAATCAAAACCAGCCTCATTATTCTTCCTATCAAAATTTGGTTGTTTAGTGGAAAAAGTAAAATTTTATAGTAATTCAACAATTAACTCCATGTGGAATGAAATTGATGTTTTACTTACCGCAAATCCTGCATTATTATTAGACCATCCATCAGATAAGATATTAATTAAATATGAAACAATTTATAATAATAATGTTAAGTCGGAACACACAATAAACACAATCAAAGAATTAAAAGATAAATTAAAAACTATTTTATAATGTTAAAAATATTAGGAGAACATTACTATTTGGATTTAGACAAGATTGACGAATACATTCAAATAAATCAAGATTCATTATCGTCTTCTGGCGAAACTGAGAGTACACAAATTAATATAGTAAAATACGAAACAATTAAACTAATGTTAGAAGTGATTATGGATGTCACAGATGAAATTGATGAAACCTTAGCAGGTAAAGGTTCAGAAATATCAATACCATTTAAATTAGCGTTTAACACACTTTTAAATAAAAAATTACTAAACAAATACTAATACCATGAATAAAGAACAAATTTCAAAATTAGAACAGTCAATCCAAAACATGAAAGATAAGAAATCAAGAATCTATCTTTTAGTTCAGGATACTAAGGGTAACGCCAAATCATCAATTGCTTACATCTATAATTTAGGGATGTCATTATTAAATGAAGGGTATAACCCAATCATTTTACATGAGAAACCTGACTACACTGGCGTATCAGGATGGTTAGGGGAATCATACATGACATCATTACCCCATAAATCAATCGAAGGCGAAAACTTAGAAGTTTCACCTGAAGACTTTATTGTTATTCCTGAATTATACGGATTTGTGATGAGTCAAATTTCTAAATTGCCTTGTGGTAAAATTGTACTATGTCAAGCTTATGACCACGTATTGGAAACCTTGCAACCAGGACAATCTTGGTCACAATTAGGGTTTTACAAATGTATTACCACATCAGAATCTCAAATGGAGTTTTTAGAAAATTTAATGAAAGGTATTTCTTATGATATTTTAAGACCGTTTATTTCAGAATCATTCACCAAACAAACATTACCCCCAAAACCAATCATTGCGGTTCATTCAAGAGAACAAAGAGATTCCGTTAATTTAATTAAATCTTTCTATATAAAATTCCCACAATATAGATGGGTCACTTTTAGAGATATGAGAGGTTTATCTGAAGAAGAATTTGCTAAAGCATTAAAAGAAAGTTTCTTATCTGTATGGATTGATGACAAAAGTGCTTATGGTACATTCCCATTAGAGTCAATGACTTGTGGAGTTCCTGTCTTAGGTTTAACACCAAACTTACTACCCCCTTGGATGTCAGAGAATAATGGTATTTGGATTAACAATAAGAATCAAATGGTAGATTTCGTTGCGGACTTCCTACAAAATTGGTTAGAGGACAATGTTAACCCTAATTTATATGAGGAAATGATTAAAACTGTTGAGAATTTATCAACAAAAAAAGAATTCGATGAGGTTTCTGTAAAGTTATTTAACAATTACGTTAACACAAGACTTACTTCATTTGAAGAACAATTAACTAAACTAGAAATTATTGAAGAATAATATGGAAAACACACAAAAATTTGACGTATCGGTTATTTTACCAATTAAGTCAGGAAAAGCAAACGGATTTACTGAATACTTTGAAAAATGTATTGAGTCATTAAAAAATCAAAAAGTTGGTATCAATGAATTAATTATCGTTCACACTAACGAAACGTATATTGTTGATTATATCAATCAATTTGATTTTGGAACTTTAAACGTTATTAAAGTTGAGTGGACAAAAGATGCAAACTACGCATCACAAATAAATTACGGTGTAAGGTCCGCAAAATCTAAATGGGTTTCTCTATTTGAGTTTGATGATGAGTATTCGAGCATTTGGTTCAAAAACGTTGAGGTTTACTCTAATGCGTATTCAGATGTTGACGCGTTCTTACCTATTGTTGTTGATACAGACCAAACAGGTAAATTTGCTGGATTTACTAATGAAGCGACATTTGCGGCAAACTTCACACCTGAAATGGGTATTTTAACTAATGAAACTTTATTAGAATATCAAAATTTTCAAATTTCTGGTATGGTAATTAAAACATCATCGTTTATTGATTTTGGTTTAATTAAATCCTCATTCAAATTAACATTTGGTTACGAATTCTTCTTAAGAATGACACATAATTCAGTTAAATTTATGTCAATACCTAAGATTGGTTATAAACACACTAACCTGAGAGATGGTTCTATTTTTTGGAATTATAAAAATGGCGACGATAGATTAACAGAAGACGAAGTAAGATTTTGGATTGACTCTGCCAAAAAAGAATACTTTTTTATTAATGACAGAGCCATAAAGTATGAACCACAAACAGTTTAATGACAGAAATTATTAATTTAACAGGAGATACAAATGTTGAGTTAAAGAAGAAAGGTAGAAAACCTAAACAATTAAATTATTTTGATGTTCCAGAAGAGTTGGCCGTTGTTAGATTTTTAGAAGCAACAACTTACGAAGAAAGAAATAAAATTTATAACGATTTTTTAAAAAAACCTTTAGATAAGATGATATCTTCAATAATACGAAGATACAAATTATATAGAAAAGACATGGACTTTACGGATATACATGTAGACACTCACTCATTCTTAATGACAAAAATTGAAAAGTTTAAACCCTCTAGGGAGAAAAAAGCTTATTCATATTTTGGTACAATCTGTAAGAACTATCTTATGGGGCAAATCATTAAGGACCAAAAAGAAACTAACCGAAAAATATCATATGAGGATATTTCCACAAGTTTGGAAAATAACCCCAACTTTTCGTACAGTATTGAAAAAGAAGGTATTGACTCAGAAAAAGTAATCAAAAACTTTTTACTTGAGTTAGACAATTTTTTAAAAAATGAAAATTTATCGGATAATGAAGTCAAATTAGGGTATGCATTACATGACCTTTTTGAGAACTATGAATCTATTTTTATTGGTAATGATAATAATAAATTTAATAAAAATATAATACTACTTTCATTAAGGGAAATGACAAATTTGTCAACCAAAGAAATTAGGGGGTCAATGAAGAAATACAAATCGATGTATTATACTTTAGTACAAAATATGGTTAAATAAAATTTTATAGTTAATATTTATTGTAATGGGAAGACCGCAAAAAAAAGAAATTAATTTAACTAAGGAGTCAATGTTATCTTTGATGCAAGAAATTTATAATGAACTTGTTGAACAAAGAAACACGGCTATTAGAATACAAAATAAAATGTTGACAATGATGAAAGAACCTGAGGATATGACTCTAATAGGCCCTGTTATTGAAAAACAACAAAAAATTATTAACGACTGTGTTGAAAAAAAATTAACATTATCTAAACTACAATCTACTATGTGGGAAAAGTCTAACTCCGCAGGAAGTGGTGGTTTCTCAATTACTGATTTAGGTGTGGATGATGATTTATTAGAAAATTTAATACAAAAAGACGCATCTAAACCTGATGGGTCTTACAAAATGAAAAACTAACTAAAATGGGCTCATTAGATTTAGGGGTTGATTATAAATCCGCTCAAAAAAAGATTTCGGCAACAACCTCATACAAAGATTTAAAATCTCAATATGACACCACCTCTAAAACTGCCGGAGAGTCTTTTGATACTGCAAAAGAAAACGTTACAGAATCTTTAGATAAAGTTAAAGAACAAACTAAAAGATTTCAAAAAGAAATCAAAAATCAATTTGAACAATTATTAGACATTAATAACCTTACTGGCGGTAAAGGTGCTAGTACAATTAGTTACGTTAAAAAAACATTAATTAGAACTATTAAGAATATTGAACCTCAAATCATCGAAATTCTTCAGGAAGAAGCAATAAACGCTGTTGGCTGTGACCAACAACAAACATATGCCGCACAGGTAATCTATGTCAAAGTAAGTTCAATAGATTTAATCAATCTATTAAAGAAAGTACCTGCAAGTAAAGATGGAAAAGTCTTATACGAAAAAAACCCAATTGCAATACAACTTTATCCATTCTCAATGAATAAAGAATTATATGAAAGAATACAAAGTGGTAACCCTTATTCAACCGATAATGGAGCACAATATATTGGTCAATCAGGACAAGCATTATTTGATATTCAATACGTTACTATAAACGCTTTAGGTGAGACAGGACATTGGTTTAAGGTAACTCTTGCAAATAGAATAGGTAGTATTAATAAGGTTGGTACTTTTTTAGCGGATTATTATAGAACAATTAAGGTTGTTGAGTTTACAAATATTATGGCAAATATTATGGAGTCATTAAGCGGGGCGATATCTATTAGTGCTAATGTTGGTGTTGCTCAAGCCGAAGATACTAGTAAATTTATGATGATAATCCAAAGGGTTTTAGGTTTATGTTTTGACAATAAAAAAGAAATTGATGTTAGTGGTATTGCAAAATTGGCGGAATTAGACGATATTGATGAGTCATTTTTTGAATTCACAGATATTGATTTACGTAATATAGACCAAAGAGTTACTAACATTAAAAATGGTGTGGTTGAATTTGAAGATTGTGGTAATGTTAAATTACCGGTTAATTATGATGATATTCTAAATGATTTAGGTACATTAAATTTTATTGAGGATAAGGACTTAGTTGATGCTGCGGATGCGTTAACTCAAACGTTAATTAATAATCCCGAATGGCAAGGATTTGCTATTCAGGGTAATATTAAAGCCGCGGTAGATTTAAACTTCCTTAAATTAATTGTTCAAGGAATTGCCGCCGCTCTACTATCTCCAAAAATATTATTACCAATATTTGTAATGTTAAAGTCAATAGGTCAAACATTTGTTGATGGTGTTAATTCATTTGTTGATTTTATGAAAACCTTTAAAAAGTTTTTTATAAATTTAATATCAAAAATTGGAGCGTTATTTGTTAAAGAACTTTTTTATCTAATTAAAAAAGATATTTTGAATTTAATACAATCGGTAATCCAAGACGTTGCCAGAGAAAAATTGGATAAACGAATTATTATAATTTTAAAATTAATCCAACTTATCATTATTGTCGCTCAGTTTATTTCAGATTGGCGTAAATGTAAAAGTGTTATTGATGAAATTCTGTGGTTGTTAAAAATTGCGGGAACAGGTTGGGGTGGTGATATACCATTACCTCTATTATTTGCTTCTCAATTTGCGGGAGGGTATTCTGAAACTCGAGCATTTATTGGGGCTATTGAGGAAATGCAAAAACTTGGTATTCCAACAGGACCAATGCCTGACGGAAGTCCTAATTTAGATGTTTTAAAAATGTTAGGACAGATGAAAGCTATGGCTTCGGAAGAGGCGGAAAATGGTAAGGTACAAATTGCGGTAGGGGCATTAACAATGACCCCAGCAGGTCTGACAGTTCCTGCGAGTTCTTTTGGTAAAAAAATGTAATTATGACGAAAAAAGAACAATCAGAAAAAGCCATAAAAATAATAAAAGATTACAAATCACACTCAAATAAAGATTTGACTTTTGTTATGGATTTTATTCAAGAAGATTTTAAATTTACCAAAGACGCCGTTATTAAAATGACCGAACATTTAGATAAATTAGAATTAACTTACAATACTATTCTTAAAGAATATCAAAACAGAACTAGTAAATAATGAAAATAGACGAATCTAACATACATCAAATTATATTTCCGGGAATTGTTTATGATAACGAAGACCCGATGATGTTAGGTAGACTTAGAGTCATACCTGAAACTCAAACATATACCGATATTATAGCATCAGTTCCCAATTGGAATGAGAAGATTGATAAATGGACATCAAAAGACCCATTAATCTTCTTACCATTATTACCTTTTTATTTTAGCCAAGTACCAAAAAAAAATGAGTACGTACACATTATATACCAAAATAAAAAATTTAACTTTCAAAACCAATTCTATATTCAAGGTCCGTTTTCATCACCAATGACAACACCTTTTGAATATTACCAAGGTTCTAAGAAATTTTTAGCGTCTGGTGATAGAATTAAACAAGGTATCTCAATTAAAAATAGTGAAGGACAATATCGTAACAAAGATAGTTATGGCGTATTTCCTGAACCAGGCGATAACGCATTATTAGGCCGTGGTTCTGCCGATGTTGTTGTTAAAGAAAATGAGGTTTTAATTAGAGCGGGTAAAACAAAAGTATTAAGTACAACCCAAATACCTGTTGGTAATACCTTGAGGTCATTCTTACAACTTTCAAATTTTACTCAACAAAAACTTTTATTACCTCAAGAAACCCAAACTAGATTAATTGAAAATGTTAAGGTGGTTAAAAAAATAATAATTTGGGATATTGAAAATTTAGAAAATACTCAGAATGTCTTTAATGGGTCTGTTGGTTTATATAATGTAATTCCTAGTCAACGAGTTAATAGTAAAAATTTTAAATCCGATACTATTGTTAATTTAAGCGTTGGTACTGATTATAGTGGTCCTATTGAAGAGGTTAAATTTACCGCCACAAATTTTAACGATTCATTAAGTTTAATTAATAAATTCTGTGATGGAGTTTTTAAAAATTTTATTGACTTACCTAATTATATTGTTAATAATCAATTACGTAATATACCCCAAGACCAAATATTCCCTTTTGTAGTTACACCATCAAAATTAACATATCAAAAAGGTACTAAATTCTCGCCATCACAAGTTGTAAATGATGTTGCGGAATTAACTAATTATGTTAAGTTTTATAGTAAAATTAAATTAAATATGGGATTAATTAATAGTGGGTGGTTTTTAGTTTGGGAAAACAAAAATGGTACTGCTGTTATTGGCCCTCAAGGGGATATTAAGATTGAAAAAGTTACACCATCCGAGTTTGTTCCTTCAGATGTATCCTATGGTATTTTAGGGTCCCAAAAAATTTATTTACTATCACAAGACTCTACAGGACCTAAAGGTAAAATTAGTTTAAGTCAAACTTTATATGGTATACCACAAGATAAATTTGTTGGTGACGAAAGTAGTATTTATAGTAAAACATATCCAACAACAAGGGGTGATGAGTTAATGTCACTACTTAGAAAAATATTTTCATTTGTTACTGGACACGTACATCCTGTTGCCACGGCACCACCTATTCCGGTTGCTGCAGGTAATGGACAAACCGCCGCAGAAATTAATGCAATTCTTGCTGACGCAGAAAATACCATCTTAAATCAAAATATCCGAATTAATTGATATTTATAAGTAAAACACTTAAATGTCAATTAACAACTCCTACTTTAGCAAGAACAATACTATCATATCCAACAGTTTCACCAATACTGGTAGAAATCCAGTTACGGAATTATTTTATGGTTCTACCGCAGTGTCTCAATACCCTAGTGGGTATAGTAGATTCATATTCGATTTAGACCTTTCACTACTATTTCAGAAAATAACTGACGGCACAATTTCAACAACTTGTACCGACACAATTGTCCACACTTTAAGAATGGTGAATACCTCAACCTTTGATATTGAGTTATTAAATACCTCAACATCTCAAGGTAGAAAAAGAGCAACATCATTTGATTTAATATTATTTAGAATTCCTTATATCAATAATGACCCACTAACCCCACAAATTTGGGATGAGGGTGTTGGTTATGATTTTGCCGACTTAATCTACGATTATAGTGACTTTGATAAGAACTTCTCTGATAGACCATCAAATTGGTTTCAAACAACAACCATTGGGGTTTGGACAGAACCAGGAATATATGACAACACAAATACCGCAACAGGTACGGGGGTCAATTATTCGGCAATAACTATTGTTGACGTACAACACTTTGAGTTTGGTAATGAGAATGTTAGTTTTGATATGACTAGCGAAATAAATTCAATTATTGACGGTTCATTAACTAATGTAACTGGATGGGGAATTGCTTACAAACCTCAGGTTGAAAACTTATCGGGACTTACTGATACCTATGAAACTCAATTTTTTACAAGACATACTCAAACATTTTACGAACCGTTTTTAGAAACAAACTATAACGACCTTATTGAAGACGATAGAAATTTATTCTCTTTAGGTAAGACAAATAAACTTTATTTGTACTTGTTTGATAATGGTAACCCAATCAATTTAGACAACAATCCAAATGTTACTATTATGGATTCTTCGGGGACTGAAATTGCCGGATTAACAGGATTAACTACCTGCCAAAGAACTAAAGGTGTTTATGAAGTTATTATACCACCACTTATTGGGTATCAAACACCATGTATGTTTACCGATAAATGGTATAACTTAAATTACAATGGTTTCCCATTACCTCAATCATTTAATGAATTCACAATACAACCATTAAAAAATTCAATTCAAATTGGTACTAATTCTGTCGACCCAAAATTATATGGATTTGATTTTTATGGTATCAAACAAGATGAAAAAATATATAATACCGACATTAGAAAAGTTGGTGTTATCATAAAACAAGCTTACACAACTCAAAAACTTTTACAAAATGTTAGTGCTTATTATAGAGTCTATGTTAGAGAAGGTCAGACAGAAGTTGAGGTTCAAGATTGGACTAAAATTAACAGAACACCAAACGAATACTATTTTATATTTGATACTAGAGATAAAATACCTAACGAGTATTACATAGATATTAAGGTGGATAGTAGCGGAGAGATAAATACATACAAACGACAAGTTAAATTCCAAGTCGTTAATATGAAATATTTGGATTAATAAGATATTTATAAAATAAAAGAACGATAAAGTTTCAAATAATGAATAAAAAGTAAAAAAATAAAGCTATGCCAAATTATATTATAAATGAATGTGTAACTAATGATGTATACATTATTTCTGCAGCAACGTTAACGTTAGGAGCCACAGTAGAGTTCGGTATTAGCGAGACTCCATTTTGTGGTACTGTTGGGGCAGTAACATTGAGTGCTGAAACTCTAAATATATACTTTCTTCAACTATATGACGATTGTTGTGCGTGTTTAACTGGTATTCTATCATCAGAGGAGACTTTAAATTTTAAGTTTATACGATGTGGTACAGAAGAAGAAATTAATATAGAAGCAACTAACTTTTGTAGTTACTTTGGTGCTCCTACAACAGGTGTTACTTATGAAATACAATTTGGTCGTGGAACACCATTTTGCGTAACTTTTGATGGGTTAACTAATTCGGGTGAAACAAATTATTATTACGTTTCAGGACCTTTTTCAAATTGTGAAGATTGTGTATCACCACCGCCAATAAGTGCCAACACTGAATCCACTATATGTCAAGAAGTATGTGACAATTCGGTAATTACAATAATTCCACTACATCCAACCTATATAAATAGTGCGGGCCAAGAAGTAGTTCAAATGAACGCGGTTCTTATCGGTGGTAACGGATTAAATAGTTAATATGAAACAGATAGTTAAACTTAATGAAACACACTTAACTAAACTTATTAAAAAAGTATTAAGTGAACAAGAATCTCAAAGATACATGTTTTTTAGTAATTTAGAACAAATGAGAAGACAATGTGATTTGTTATTAGATTTAGACCATGATATGGTTGAATCTATTTTAGAAAATGGACATGACTGGGCTCAAGACCATATCGCAGAATCTAAAAATAACTTAGACCAAGTGTTTGATTTCTTAATGAATGAAACCAAAAAAGACGGTATGGAATTATCTATGTCTATTGATGATAAAGATATGGCCATGATGGAGGGTCGTAAAAAAACAGGTACACCCCTTTGTGCAAGAGGTATTGCATCTGCAAAGGCAACATATGACGTATATCCAAGTGCTTATGCTAATGGTCACGCTATTCAAGTATGTAAAGGAAAAATGAAAGGTCTTGATGGTGAAACACATTGTTCGGGAGCTTATTGTTAAAAAAAAATATATAATTAATTTTTTTATTTAAATAATATCATTATATTTGTAAATAAATACTAATATAAGATTATGAAACAAATTATTCACAAATTAAAACGATTAATCCAAAAACAATATATTAAATTCTATCGGTCTTCAACCCCAAAAATTACTACATACGAAAAAGATTGTGTTTCTATTTGTGAAAAATTAATAAAAAAAAATGAAACTGTTTTATTGTTAACCCCAATCTCAAACAAACGTTATATTAAAAACGAAGAAGACCAAATTTTCGTAATTTTAGAAAATTATAGCGTAAAAATAATCAACCACGTTTATTCGTACACTGTAATATTAGGAGATAATTCGTGGAATTCTGTAGTTACTTTATTTGATTCAGAAGTTGAGTCAAGACGTAATAAATTTGAAAAAGAAATTACTTCTAATATCAAATATTCTATTAAAAAAATTTTAGAAAAAATATAACAAAAACCTAATAAACTAAATCATAGGTGCAGTTTGTTCTGTTAAAACTCGTTTAACAATTTTTATTAAATCATTTTCGTTAAGTTTAATTACTTTTTTTTCACCAACAACCACAGTATCTTTTTTTATTTCAATCCATTCTTTTAATGTTGTAATTGGTACAATACTTTTTTTACCACCAGGAGTTTGATTAATATTATTCCCATCGTCATCACTAAATGTTGACATAGGGTTATTTTTAATATAGTTAGAAATCTTTTTTGCTTTATTTTCCATCTTTTTAATTTTTTTGTTAGGAGTACTCATCTTACCGTCATAACTATCGTATTCCAACTCAGTATTAATATACTTTGATACGGGTGTTGTAAATGGTTGTAACGACTCTTTACTAAATTTCCTAATACCAAGTTGTAAAGGTGAAACATAGGACCCTCTACCACCACTACTATCAGAAGTTGCTTCGAGCAATATTTTCTTTATTAATTGATTTAGCATAGAATTTTTAATATACTTATAAATACATCAAAAAAAGATATTATCACAATGGAAGAACAACAATTATTTGGAAAACTATTCGACACAATACCACTACTAACTGAAGACCATTTAGATGTGTTACTACAGTCTATGGATAAAGACAACGCATCATACATATTAATACAGGCAGTTAAGAAAGCGTACCACGATGGTGTGTATTCTTTAGGTGAGTCTGAAGTTGTGTCAAGGGCAATTAGAGTTATGTCAAAACAAGTAATTAAAGACGAAACAAAAGATTAAGCATCAGTTGATGGGTCACCACCCCCTGATGTCTGTGACGACGAATTATTTGTTTTTGCCACAACAGGTGCTCCAACAGGTGCTCCAACAGGTGCTCCAACAGGTGCCCCAACAGGTGCAACATTTGTTGTTATTCCTAACGCCGCAATTATCGCAGCAATAGTTTTAGGACCTATTTTACCATCAACACCATCTTTCTTTGGTCCTGATGTACCCAAATTATGTCCTTTAGTTTTTAAATAAGTTTGAATATCACTAGCCGAGTAGTTTGTTTTACCAGGAGTCGCAGGTGTTAATGCAGATTTATCTTGCGGATTTTGCGCTTGTAAATAATCAGGGGAACCATCACCATCTGAATCAGCATTAAATCCAGAAAGACCTGGACCTGCGGGTGTACCAGGAGTCGCAGTTGTTCCTGTAGTAGGGACAGTTGTTCCTGTATTAGGAACAGGGATTTCCCCATCTTCATATGGACCCGCCTCTGAAATAATTTTTTTAATAGTTTTCTCTCTAACACTTTCATGTAAATTTAAAATCCTATTTCTTTCTTCAGTATTTAAATTAAATCTATTCATAATATTTCTTTATTAATAAATATCTCAAAATTTTTAATTATACAGTAATTGGTGTTTAAATAACTTATTAATATTTTTTTATAATATAAAAAAAAGAAACAATTTCTTGTATCCTTTATCTTATTCCGTTTTATTTGATTTACGAATATTTTCAATACCCCACATTGGTTGTAGGTTATCTAAGGACCAACATCTCATAAACTCTTCATCTCCCATTTCAGAGATATTAAAATAAGTTATAGGCAATTTATGGTCAACATGCCATTCACCATAATTATCCCAAGACATCTTATCTGTAAATTTATTTTCTAAATGGGATATTAGTTGTTCAGGAGTGTATTGTAATATGTCAAAGTAATGTCCGTATTTATCCACATTACTTTCTTTTAATACGGTGTAAATAGCAGTTCTGAAATTACTGATTAGTTTATAGAGGGGGTCTCTCGCTTTACGATTTCTTTCGTAATCACGTTTTATTTGACGAATTTTATCAACATTGTTTTCTCGGTATTCTTTAAGATATTCTTTACGATGTTCTTTATTTTGTTCATACCAAGTTTTGGATTTATTAGACATATACTCTTTATTAGAATCTCTCCATTTTTTATCAGCAACTTTTTTACCACCAATATTTCTTCTACCTGACGGACCAAGAATAATACCATTACTTCTTAATGTGTTTAAAACAATTGTTTTATGTATTTTTAATTTTTCACTAATAGTGGGGGAGCCTAATAAATCTTCAGTGTATAACTTTATTATTTCTTTAACTTGAAATTCGGTTAATTCTATTTTTCTCATATAAATAAATATAAGTTATTTGACCAAAAAACATATAGTTAATGTGGGAGCATAAAAAAAGGGACAATAAATTGTCCCTTTTAGTGTTATTCTTTAAGATTTTGATTATCTCAATTCTCTTAAATCGAATGTTCTAACACCATCTACAGTAATTCTTCCGTAAAAGCGATTATTTACCATTTTTTTCGCGTATCTTGTCATTATTCCTTTTATCGGAGTAAAGTTGAACGGATTGTACATTGTAGGTGTTAATTGTAGAGGTACATACGGTGCGTAGATGTAACCTGTGTCTAACAATGATGTTCCTTTGTGTCCTACTAACACTGTGTTAGCTGGGAAGTAAGGGTCACGGTAAACTTGGTAACGTCCTGCAAGAGTACCAACTCTTTCAATACCCATGTTATACTGGTCTTGCTCAGGAGATGCGTTAGATACGTGGAAGTACTCTAAATCATCAAAAATAGCTGAAATCTCAGAAGAAACTACAATCCAGTTAGCTCCACCTCTCAAAGTTGATTTGTGGATTTGTGCTGACAATTGGTTAATTGCAGTAATTAATGTTTGATTCCAATCTTTTTGAGTATAAGATGTTGTTTGAGAAATTCTTCTCCATCCGTTGTAATCCCAACGTAAGTTCCATGCAGCTCCTTTACGTAAATCTCTTAAGATTTCACGGTCAATTTCAGCCGCAACTTGTTCAGACAATAAAGCTGTTAATTCAGCTTCAGCATCGATGTTGTGGAATGCAGCAACGTCTTGAGCTAACTCAGGAGACCATTGTGCTCTTAATTTTCTTTCTGTAACAGATACAGTAACTGAATCTAAGTCGAAAGAAACCTCACCGATTTTGTCTTCAAATTCTAATTCTTCATAACGTCTAAACGCTGCGTATAATGATGTTCCTGAAGTCGCTTGAGTAATAGTAGTACCTGTGTAACCATCTAAAGATGTAGAATCACAATCAGCACATACTGGACAAGATAAATCAACTTCTAAGTAGATACATCCATCTGCAGAACAGATATTTTTGAATGAACCACCGTTACCAGTTGATGGCCAAGTAGTTTGAGTAGTGCTACCGTAAGAAACGATACCTTTACCATATTGTTGAGTAACAACTCTGAACAATAAAGCTCCTGTTGATACTGGACATGGGTTTGTTGCAGAAACAGATAAACCTGCACCTGTGAAGATAATTAAATCAGATAAGAAAGATTCTGTATCCATTTCATTACCATCAGGTCCGATTAATTTACCTGCACCTGTATCAGCAAAACCACACATTTTAACGATAACTTTTCTTGTGTTACCTGAAGGGATAGTTGCATCACCTACAGTATCACCTGAAATATTAGCATCAACTAATAAACCGTTAGTCCATTTTTGGATTGAGGTTGTAGCAGTGATTGCTGACCAACGACCTTTTGAATAATCGAATAAACCTGCTGGGTCTAAACCTGGTTCAGTTCCTTCGTAGAATAAGTCATAAAGGTTTTTACTTACCGCTCCAGCTCCTGTGTAACCTGCATTTTGAGATGTTGGTCCGTTTGGTGCTCCTAGTGGTGCGTAGTGGTCTCCTGAAGATACATCACTCCATTGAGTGTTAGTACCACCTGAATAACCTTGAATTTTAGGTACAAAGTAGAATAATTTACCGATTGGTAAGTTCATAGCTTGTACTGATACGATGTCATTCGCTAATAATTTAGAGAATACACGTCTTACGATAGGGAATACAACAGTTTCAAATGAACCTGAAGACCCGTCAGACGTTGCTTCGTTAATTAAGAAAGACGCTTGGTTCTCATATAATTGAGCTACGTTTTCTTTTAGGTGACCTTTAAGGCCTTCTAGGAATCCTAATTTATCCCATTTGTTAATTGTATCTTCTTTGATAACTTTAAGGTGTTTTAACCCGATGTTACCAACAAGACCTGATTCTAATAATGCTCCCATTTTTTTGGTTTTTTATTTTTTTTTTAGTTTATTTTATTTTATTTTAATTTTGACATTAAATCTTTCATTCTTAAGAACTGAGGATTTTCATATGTTTTAGACTCAATCAAATTAGCCGATGACCCTGTCGATGGAGAACTTTGAATAGTTCTTTCAATTGACTCATTCATTGGTTGATTTGTCTTAGACGAAAGGTTATCTTTTAATGTCTTATACAAGTTTTTAGATTCTTTAATAGTTTCAACACTATCAAAACGTCTTAAGATATTAATCTTTTCTTGTTTTGATGTTGAATGTTCTGTGAACAAACGTGTAGCGTATGCTAAGTTTGAGTTGAACACTGCAACTTCGTTTAATTTATTTCTAAAAATGTTAAGTGCTTTTCTGTACTCTTCATTTTTTTCTCTAAGAACTTGTAATTCTCTGTTATCAATACTTTCTTTTTGGATTGCCGTGTTAAATTTTGAATGAGCTCTTGGTTTTGGTAAACCGCCAGTTCTAAAATTAGAACCACTTCCTAAAGTTCTTGATGCTTCTTTGGTTTCAACCTTTTTAACAGTTTTCATATCACCGTCAAGATTTTCACCGTCTTTATATTCAAATTTTGCTTTACCAGTACCCATGGTTTTATTAACTGTTCTTTTTACAGTTTTAAAACCACCTTCTTGGTTAGGTTTGTTTGAATATATTTTTTTCTTATTTGGATTTCCAATTCCGACACCTTTAGGTTTGATTGACATTTTTTTAGATTCCATTACAGGTTCATCATCGTCGTATAGACCCATGTCTTCTTCACCGTCTCCTTCTTCGTTAAATTCAAATTCATCTCCGTCAAATTCAATTTCGTCTCCGTCAAAGTCAATTTCATAAACAATTTCTTCACTGTCCATTTCTTCTTCTTCGTCGTAACTACCCTCTCCGGTAAAATCAGTTTCATCTCCGTCAAATTCTATTTCATAAACAATTTCTTCACTGTCCATTTTAGGTTCGTTCATTCCAAAATCCATTTCTTCTTCTTCGTTAGTGTTAAATACTTTATCGATGATGCTATTAATGTCGTCTTCGTCTTCGTCTTCGTCTTCCATGCCAAAATCTGACATATCATCCATTTCGAACATTTCTGTTTCATCAAGGTATTCGTCACCTTCTCCGACAATCATATACTCTTTTTCAGAATCTTTAAGATTGATATTACCTGAATTATCTTTGGTAACCACGATATTATCTTCAGGACCCATTAAGCTGAATACACGTAAGATTTCATCCTCGTCATCAACGTCAGTAAGGTCAATAGTTTCGTCGTCATCCATAGAATCTTCATCATCCATAGAATCTTCATCATCCATATCTAAATTATCCATATCCAAGTCCAACCCTTCTTCGTCAGACATATCGTCTTCCATTTCAGGTTCGTCCATTTCAATGTCTGTTTCAATCTCATCTTCTTGTTCAGTCAGAGACTCTTTTACTAGTTCTTTGATTTCTTGCTTCATAGTTGAAGCAAGTATTCCTTTTGCATTTTCAGCAACTGCATCCTCTAAATTTTTCATTTGGATGATTGCTTCTTCAACTAAAGATTTTTCTTTTGCCATTTGTATGTTTTTAATTTACTATATAAATATCCCCAATGTTAAAAAAGTTTTAATTAAACTAATTTAATAATTGGTTTTTAATTTATTATAAATAGTGTCATTTTTAAAAAAAACAAAAAAGGGGACTAATGCCCCCTTTTTATTATTATCGAAATGTGAAAATTTTATTCTATCACCTCATCAATTTTACTTTCAACAATTGCCGTTAATCTCCAATCCTGTGTGTAGTTTTCGTAAACTTTAGTTACTTTGGCCTCAACATCAGTAGGGTTATAACCTTTTACTAATTTTTCTTCTCTTAATTTTTTAAGTTTTCCCGATTTTTCATCAATCATATCGGTTGTGATTTTTGCAATAAAATACTTTTCGTCCATGTTATAAATTTTTTTAATTTCCTAAATAATCGGTTAATTTTCTCATTAAGTCAAGTGATTTGTTACCATTTTCACCAACATTTCTTTCTACCGACATTTTTTTCTCTTCTTCCAAGTTCTCGTCAAAGTTAAATCTATCTTCAGGATTTTGGAATAAGTATGCTCCAGGTGTTGATGGTGATGATACTAAGTCAAAACAGATTAATTCAAAATCTTCTTGTACTTCATTCTGTTCACCAACTTTTTTAAGGGAACCCACCCCTCTTGAAGAAATTCCTAAGGTAACACCTTGTCTTAGGTAGTTAGCCGCCAAATCTCCTTTAGTTGATACAATACCTCTTTCGTGGAATCCTGGTGAAGTGAGTAATTGTATCTTACCCATTAATATAGGTCCTTCCCACCATATTTCATTTATTGCGTGAGATACTCTATCTAAGTCAATTAATGATGATTCAGGATGATTTAACTCTGAAAGAGCTGTACCTTTTTCTATCATTTTTTTATAGTTTTCCGCTTCTCTTTTTAAAATACGTTCAGGATATATTCTACCATTTCTATTTGGGGTGTTATATTTTTGTAATACCGCATAAAATTCAAATGGTTTAGAATGGTCTAACATATTACCTTTAGATTCTCTAATTAACTTTTCGTTACGATTGTCATTTGGATTAATATATCCCGCATCGTATTCAACAAGAATTGATTTTTTATTCAACTCGTTATTAATATTAATTTTTAAATTATCCATTTTTTTACCACAAATTTTCATTTATAACCACCAAAGGTTTTATATAAATATTAAACATTCTCTAATTGTAGCATCTCATCGTTTGTTTTGATTTTTTTAGTTAGATAAAAGTTAAAGTAATTGTTACCTATAAAGTTTTCGTAAAAAATTCTAGTAGTAATATCTTTAAGAGACTCTTTAATTTCTTTTGATTTAAAGTCATGCCCTTCATGATTCAAAAAGAAATTAATCTCTAAATTCATAAAAGATTTTTTACCTTGATTTAGTCCGCTGGACCTTAAATCTAAATCCACTATAAATTTATCATCAAATAACTCTTTATCTAAGGATTCGTAGATTGAATGTTTTATGGCTCTGTTCATATTAAGAACTGTCCGTGACCAATTTTGACACTCTGTGGTCGGTTCCACCCATGTTTGGATGTTAAGATAGAGTGACTTAAAATTCATCGAATCAACTGTTCCATATATTATTTTGGCGGTGTTGAATCCGTGAATATGTGAGGTTTTCCCCTTTTTCATTAAATTTCATAATTTTTAAGTTTATTGTTTTTAGAAAAATAGGTATATTTACAGCAATAGTCAAAATAAATATAAACTCAAAAAAATATGTTAATAGTAAAAGTAGGAAAGAATGTAACTCTTGAAAAAGCGTTAAAAATTTACAAAAGTAAAGTTATAAAGACAAGACAAAGTAGAGAATTAAACGAGAGAAAAGAATTCCAAAAAAAATCCGTTAAAAGGAGAAATGAAATTTCAAAAGCAAAATACGTACAAAAAAAATATAAATCAAACAATGATTAAAGATTCTCATTCAAACTTTTAAGTTTGAAATAAGTTAACTTGTCGTATTTTTCTGATATTACTTTATCAAGAGTTTCATCAATTCTTATTTGAGTTGACTTGTCCTTATTATTATTTTTCATTTCAGTTAATTTATTCACAACACTTTCTTTAACATTATCAAATTTTTGATTTAAAGTAACATCATCTTCAGATAAAAATTTTGTTAATTCTTTTTTATCTGACTCACTCAATGACTCAATAAAATTTGAGATTGTTTTATTTGCAATGTTTACCATAGAGGTTAACGGAATTTGAACGGTGTCTGTTTTCTTGATAGGTAATTTCTTAATAGTTTCAGAAATAAGTTTTTTACTTGTTATTCTTGATTCAATTGTTAAAATATCTCTTGAGAATAAATTATCAATATTATTATACTGATTAACAACTTTAGAATTTTTAACCCATAACTTTAGTGGGGTAATATCCGACTCTTGTATTTTATTAATGGTATTTTCATAAATGGTAATACATTCATTCACATAATCGTCAACAATAGATTCTGCCAATCCTTTATTAGAAGATAAATCATCATACAAATAAAAAAGTTTGCGTATCTTTTTATTTTCTAAAACTAACTTTTTAAATTTTTTGAATTCTTCTTTAAATGTGTCATTTTTATATGACTCTAATAACACATCTTCAATCTTTGATTTAATTATTCCAAAATTTGTCATCTCTTTTTATTTATAAATATCAATCTTTTAGAATTTTGTTTAATTCTTTCTCTATTTCACCTAAAGAATTTCTTGCTTTAGATAAATCAATAAATGAATCTGACTCTGTTAAGTTATCACTTTCTAATAAAATTGATAAATTATCACGTTTAAATGACTCAGGTGTTATCCCCGCGTCACCACCTATTTCAGGACCTGGAGGTGGTGGTGGTGCTCCTCCGCCAGTATCTTCAGGACCTCCTAATCCTCCTAAAGGTGGTGGGGTCGCCCCCACATTTTGAGTTGAGCCTGATTTAACACCATATAATTTGTCAATATTATCAAATACTCCTGTATGGTTGATAATAGTTGCGGTATTAGTTAATTCTGCCCCAACGGCTTTTTCAACACGTTGTTGTTGCAAATCTAATTTAATTTCTTCATCCGAGAATCCTAGTACATGTTTCTTAGCCCAAGTCACTGACACTGGTGCAATACCCTCGATTGCCGTTACAGCATCTTTGTATAATAAAACTTTTTCTTTCCAAACATCAATTTTTAATAAATCGGCTTGTGTTGATGGATTAGTTAATCCTAAGGTAAAGTTTGATAATTCATCTTCAAAACCTAATAAGAATAAATGTATGATAGCGATTTTATTCATTTCTGCAATCATAGATTTTTGAATTCTATTAATTGTTCTTGCAAAACGGATGTCTTGTAATGATAAATTCTTACCATCACCAACTACTTCCTCAAACCCTAAAAACGCCTTAGGTACCCGAAGTGCGGTTAATAATTTCTTTTGGATGTATTCAATATCAGCAATTTCAGAAAGGTTCTGAGCTCCAGGTAAAGTATCAATTGGATTTGGCGCTGCTTGGTCACGAACAGGAATAAAATAATCTTGGTCAACCGCCATTTGGTTAAATCTCATATCAACATTACCTGATTGACTATCAACCACCTGACTACGTTTAAATTTGTTTGCAACACGTTGTACATATGACTCAACATCTTTATCGTCCATGTTACCAACAAAAACTTTAAATACACGTCTTTCAGGTGCTCTTGAAGTTCGATAGATTAACATTGCGTCTTCCGACAATAATAATTGTTTCCAAATACGTCTTGCTTTTTCTAACATAGAAGTACCATAAGGTAATTTTCTATCATCACCTAATAATCTAAAGTGAGCAATTTCCCATGAATTAAATTCCATGTCTTTAGCTTTCCACTTAAATCTTAAACCTTTGTTTTCTACGGGTTCCTCAACGTTTGCAGATTTTGCCGCCATACCTCTTTCAAGTCGTTCAATCTCAATATTTGGTAATTGCATACAACCAACAATACCTTTCTCGGCGTCTAATTTTAGATAAACGAAATTATCACCGTATTTTGCGGTATTTCTTGTCCACATTGGTAAATTAGTATTGATGTCTAAAACATTATTAAATAAATCAATTAAGATTGATTTAATACGTTTAGATTCTGAATAAATTTGTAACATGTATCCATTTTGGTCAACAGTTGTTGATTCTTCACCGTAGATATCTAAAGCCGCCGAAATTTCGGGAGTATATTCCATAGATTCGTAATCATAGAATGATGCTAATCTTGTTGGTTCATAATAAACCGCTTGAGTATATAAGTTACTCTCAATTTTTGTCCATTGATTGGCTAAGTAAAACGTTTGTTGAGCTTGTAGTTTTTCTCTTTCGTATTCCTGTTTTGATGATGTTTTTAATAACTCAGTCTTGTCTAAATTATATGTTGGATAATCTTGATTTAACAGGGCGTTAGGCCCAAAAGCTTGGGATAACCTCTGCCAAACTGTAAATTGATTATTTTGATTATTTTCCATATAATAAATTTAATTCTAATTATCTATAATTAAATAGTTAATTTTGATTACCTTTTTTTCTGTTAGGGTCACCTTTTTGTTGGTTTATTTTATTATCACCACCAGGTTTAACATTACTAATACCCTGACCAGGCACGTTTAATTTACTACCATTAATCTTATTCCCCGATTTTTTTCTAGAAGTTAATCCCATGTGATGTTTTATTAATAAATATTATCTAACGCCAAATAACCAACCATACTTTTGATAATCTTCTCTAGACATGTTCTGACTGTTATACTGATTAATTCTTTCAGACATGTGCGGTATAACAGGATTAAATTCTAATTTTTTTGATGTTTGGTCATTATTATTAACCGCCCAAGCCTCAATCATCGCTTTAGTGTGCTCAACAACCTTAGTCAAATTACTAAATGAAGACTCGGCAACGTAAGTTGCCATAGCCACCGACATAATTAAATCGTCATGATGTCCTTTTTGGTGGTCAGGACGGCCATTAATGTAGATGAACGTATTCATTTCATTAAAAAGTCTTGAACTATAAATTTTAAATCCATGTCTCACCCCCTCTTCAAATGACGCGATAATTTGAACCCTTTTATTGTTAAAGTTAATCCCTGGTATTTTTTCATGTGCCTTGGCATCGTATTTCCACTTATTAGCCGTATCGACACCATCAACATATAAGTCTTTGTAACCCATTTCCTGTAATTTTCTTGATGTGGAAACACCCATCCCACCTGTAATATCAATTACAATAAAACATGAATACATGTTGGCCCATTTATAACAAATTTCCGCCATAGTATCTGGTGGTAATTTACCAACATATTCCGCAACCTGTTCTCTCTCATCAAAATCAATAATTTGAAAGGAGCTAAAATCTTCACTATCCCCACGAGATACGTCAACCCCCATAATGTATTTATGACCAACAACAGGTTCTTTCCAAATCCATAAAGCATTACCCATCATTTTATTCTTGGGTTCTGTAATAGAATTTTCTCTAATAGTTTGTAACATTTTAGAATCAAATACGTTATCACCTGAACCTAAGAAGTTACATTCCAACTCCTGAGATACTTTACGTTTATCATATTTTAATTTCTTAACCATCGCCTCAAACCAAGAAGAACAAGGTTTATAACCTTGGTCCATTAATTTTTTTAGTTCACTATAATCTCTTTCGGATGCTGGTATATGTGACCAACTAAGTATATCTTTTTCACTGTACTCTTCTTTATTTAAAAGATAGTGAATCATATCCTCGGTTTTAACTAAATATAAATCTTTTGTATAACGAGGGTCACGAAACCAATACATTTCAGTAATCCTAAAGTCATTCATGTTTCTTAATGCTTGGTCGTATATTTCATAATAAATTCGGTCATAACCATTTGGCGTTGAGACTACAATTACTTTACCTCCTGTAGATAGGGACGCCATACAAGCCGCCCAAAAATCACTGTCGGCCTCGATAAACGCCGCCTCATCAAATACAAGTATTGTAGGAGTAAATCCACGTAAGGCATCTTTAGATGTTGCAACGGCTTTAACCTCACTACCGTTATTTAATTTATAATGTTTTTGTGAGTTTTTTTCAACTGCAAAGTCAACCCCAACCCAACTTGGCCATTGACCAACAAAGGCTCTAATCTTGTTCGCCATTTCTAATGACGTATCAAGTTTATTAGCAATTATAAGAACTTTTTCGGGTTTATTTTTTTTAGCAAAAGAAAGTTTCATCGAAGCCCAAGCGGCGGTAACTGTAGATACTCCCGCTTGTCGATATTTTAGGGCGATGTTTTCGTTATAATTCTCGTAATCTTCAAGTAATGATGCTTGGTCAGGAAATAATTCTAATGGTACGTATTTAGAAACTGTATTGTCGTAGGTTTGTAGATAAGTTCTTAACGCGTATTTTACATCCTTATGACATTTTACGTACTCGATTAGTACCTGTTCTTTGGATAAATTTAACATGTTTCATTATTTTGGTCTCGATAATCCTAGTCCATTTAAGAAATCATCAAATCCTTCATCGTCATCTTCATCGTCACCGCCACTCAACGCTTCTTCCGCGTCATATTCTTTCAATTCAGTAACAATTTCATTAACCATCCTCTGAATAAATTGAGTTCCTTGTGGGTCACCTGAAAGTATAAGTTTAGCGACTCTAAAAAATTCTTCAGCATTTAATTTAGAAAATCTCATAAATAAGTAATGTTGGATGTGTTTCATATCTTCATCAAACAATTCGATTGGATAAGCTTGTAAGAATTTTTCCCAAAAAATTGGACCTAATCGAGAATCCCAAATTTCTGCCGGTAAAGTATCTTCAGCACTCATAATCATTTCTTGTTGTTTTGGGTCATCAGGTAAACCGTGAGTACCAAATATTTCGTAAATACCTTTAACTAATTCATGAATTAAAAGCGGGAATGTCATTGCTCTTGCTTTAACTGTTGGTGGGTCAGTTTCGGTATCAACTTCTGATTGTCCCATTTGACCACCACCGCCACCAGCCATTCCTTCCATATCAGGGAATAACCAATATGCGTGTTCCATTAAAGATTGTGACACGGTATATAAATTCATTAATCTAGAGTCAATATCATTAAGTTCTCTTGAAACTAAATTAAACATGTGACCGCCTTTAAACGCCGCACCTTGAATAAGTGAGTTAATAAATCTTCTTTTAGCTCTTTCTAAATCAAATGTTTCGGCGTCACCCATAAACTCTTCGATTTCTTCTTCGCTAGGCATTTCAGGTTCTTCTTTCATTCCTTCTGCCGCACCCATAGGTCTCATAACTAATTTAGCGTCAAACTGCATTGCTCCTTCAGGAATACCCATCTCTTTAATAACTAAATCAACGGCAAGTTGTTCTAAAACTTCTTTGTTTTCCATTTGAATTGATACAACTGTTTGTAACGATTGCATCGCGGTCATCATTAAATTATTTAATGGATTACCCCCTTGGATTACTCTGGTGTCACCCATGGCTCTTCTAACTTTATCTACAGAATCTTTAAATCTTTTTGATGATATTAATTCAATATAATCCTTATCCATTTTAGGGATTGCAGGAAAGTTATTGTAAGGCGTCTCTTTTGACGTAATTTTTCTTTCAATATTAGGTTCCATTCTTTCAGGCCCTTCATAATCAATAGGTGCTTCTTTTAAGTTATTTTTTAACTCACTTAAAAGACTACGTTCATTATTAGTTAACCCTTCACTAACTAATTTTTTTTCTAAAAATTTTTTAACTTTTAGGTTTTTTTCTGTATTTGGATTTAGACTCATTTTCTTACTTTAATTTAATTCCTAATGATTTAAATGACAACCAACTTGGTACCTTTTGTTTGGCTTTAGGTGCAGGTTTAACGCCTGGTTTAGGTAGGTATGGTGTTCCAGGTTTTGATGGTCTTGTTGGGGTATCAACATCAGGTCTAACCCCTGGTGTTGATGGAGCCGTTTTAGGGCCTTGTTCTTTAACTAAATTAAGGAATTCCCTTTTAGTCATTTTTGGTGTAATATGTTTTTCAACTAGTTTCATAATTTTTTTTTCTATTTCATTTTCACCAAAGGTAACGCTTGGAGACATGGAATTCAACTTATTTTTTACACCACCCGCATATGCCGCAGAAACTTTATTAACTAAATTATTTAAACCACTTTCTTTTGTTTCTGTTTTTTTCTTTTCAGGTAACTTTTTAAAGTTTGTTTTGTCAGCGAATTCTTCTGCCATTTTACACCATTTCTTTTGTTCTTTTGTTTTACCATCACCACATTTAGAAAAGAAATATTTTTGTTGTTTTTTAGACTCAAATTTTTCCGCAAGAGTTTTATATTCTTGTAATGAATCAGGGTCACCGTCACCTGTAGGTCCTTTTTGAACTGGGTCTTGAGTATCACCTTTCATTAACCAATTCATCTCAGAATCAGTGTCTTCTGTCATCTCAGTCTCCATGGGAGTTGCTTTCATAGTACCATCAGGTTTCTTTTCAACTTTATATCCCTTCCCTGTTGGGTTATTTGGTAAATCGCCTCCTTGAGCCCCTATAGTAACAATTTCTTTAGCAGGTTCAGTAGTTTTAGTAACTTGTTCTTTATTTTCTTTTTTAGACTCATTAAGTCTGTTAAACAAAATATCCACTTGTGATTCACTTAATCTAGTGACAGTGGACGCTTTCAACCCGTGTTGTATTAATCTTAATTGTTTTTGGTTAGTTTTCATAGACAACCTTTTTTTCAAATTCTAAAACGATATCACGTTCATATAATTTATCTTTGACTGTGGCCTCTTCGTCACCGAATTTAAACACTAATCTTTTTTGACGGTCAAAATCAACCTCGTCACTCTCATTCTCCCAAGCTAAAGCAATTACACCATCCATAGAATCCAACATTGAGAAGTTATCAGAATTTTGGATTACTGATAATGTAACTTGGTCATTTTTTAGAGTCCCTACTTTTCGTATGAATTCTAAATCAGGTGGTAGTGGGTAACCGTTAGACGGTTTTGATTCCCAGTTTTCCCCCCATATATTTTCTAAATTATCAGAAAATATAAATTCATATATGTTATCACCCTTATAATTAGGACCTAATTCATTAACATATATTAAATAAATCATTATAGTATCTGACCTTTAACAGTAACTCGAAATTGTTTATTGTTCATTTCAAACACTAAATTTTTGTGGTTTGTTTTTCCAACAAGTTTTGCGTTAGGATATTTAGACACTAACTTAGTTGATGCAACTTCTTGAGAAATACTTTCAGAAACAGTTTTAATTTTACTAATAGTTTTTAATTTATTTTCTTTAATTAAATTCTTTTCGTTTTCCTCAATTTTAAAGTATTTTTTTAATATATTATCAATTTTAGATTCGGTAAAAAGTCCTTCAATAACATCTTCCATGTGTTTACCATGTTTTGGATTAACACCTTTAATTTTTGAGTAATGGTTATGTCCTTCACCAACTTCTTCATATCCACCTTCTTCTTCATATCCACCTTCACCATATAAATTATCATCAAATTCTTGGTCGTCCATATCAAAATCACTTTCAGACATTTCACCGGTAGGCTCTTCAATACCTATTTCTTCACCGTCAGGTTCTTCCATATCCATTTCTTCACCACCAAATTCTTCGTCATCTTCAGCACCTTCAAGTTTATTTAAGATATCTTCTTTATCTTCTTCGTCTAAAGATTCTAAATTTAATGCCGATAATATAGAATTAACAACATATTTAATGTCTTTAGAGGTCATTGGTTCTTCATCTTCTTGAGAGTCTTGGAACGCTCTTAATTTCTGAGCTAATTTACCTGTCAATTTTTGAATAACTTTTAATGTTATAACTTCATCCTCTTCAGGTTGTTCCATTTCTTCACCTTCAGGTTCTTCCATACCTAAATTGTCCTCCATACCTAAGTCATCTGTCGGTGCGGGAGCAGGTGCGGGAGCAGGTGCGGGAGCAGGTGCAGGTGCGGGAGCAGGTGCAGGAGCAGGAGCTGTTTGTTCCTTAGTTTCCCCCATTTTTAAAATGTATTTTGTTGCCGCTTTTTCATCTACATCACTCTCACCAAATAATGAAACATTTGATTCATACCCTTCGTTAACATTAACTTCTTTAGCAATTAAGTTAAGGCGTTTGAATGCTTGTGAATAAGAAGAATAGTATTTTCTATTTTTCATTGGTTCTAAGTAATCATTTTTACCCGCAGATTCGGCTAGTGTTTTTTTAATCACATATCCGTTTTTTTCTTTAACAATTTGATAATTGTTTCCGTCAGATAAAGTCTTTATATACTCGATTGATTTATCTTCATTTACAGCTATCGGCATATTTTCATTATATCTAGAAATCTCAATGATACGGTTGATTTTGTCCATACCTTGTAATTTTTCACTTCCGATTGGTTTTAAGTTTCCCATTATTTTGTTTTTTTTAAAATTAATTTATATTATAAATATATTCAGAATCAAAAATGTTATCGTTCTAACATAATTCAGTCATTTATTTAAATCCTAATGCCGCCAATAATGGGGCTAACCAACTATTAACTTCTTCATCCTTTCCTTTAATATCTTTGGTAATAACCGTATTTTCTTCACTACCTTTGGTAATGACAGGATTCTCGGAATTTTTTTTATCGTTATTACTATCAACATTATAGTCAGTACTTGTTTTATTAGTAAAAATTTTTCCAGAATTTTTTAATAAACTTCTTATATGTTCACCATAAGGTAAACCTATGTGTACATGAGTCATTGTGTCATGACCAATCCATTCAGAAATAACCCCAATGTAATCACCAACTTTAATAGTATCACCAATTTTTAGTTTTACATTTTTAACGTGAGTGTAGAAAATATTGGGAAATCCCTCATCACCTTTAATTGATACTTGTGTTCCAAAAATTTTTCCAGAATTTTTTCCAGTATCTCTAATTTTAGTAACAGTACCGTTAGTATATGAATTAACAACTGTATTGGGAGGTGCGAAAATATCCCAAGCGTTATCTGATTGCCAATTACCTAATTTTCTACTACCGTGATTTTTTGGCCCGTTTTCTAAATCAGTTTTAAAATTACCTCCGATATTGGTGGATGATTCCTTCAGGGATAATTTTTTATCAATATAATTATCTTTATATTGATATAACTTTTCAATATACCCATTTCTTCTTAGGACTTTGAAAACTAAATTTTCATCCGAATATTCACCACCCTCTTCTAACCCACAAGTTCTATACTTTTTAAGTTTTTTCTTGTATTTGTCAATTATTTGTTTAGCCTCGTCAATAGACTCATCTTTAACATTTTCAATAACCCCATCAATAATTCTCATCCATTTTTTTGATTTGTTTTTAATCAATTCAAGGTCAATTTTAATATTTTCTTTTTTAGGTTTGTTTTCCCATTTATCAAATAAAACCGAGTATACCCCACTACTAAATGCTTCTGTGTTTTCATCTTGAACAAAACACTCAACATCATACCCAAACATATTTATATTATGTTTTTGGTTAAAAATAATTTTTTTCAAATCAAAAAATTCTAAAT